CCCCTATTTCTCTCATTATCATTAATCAATCTCGTGTATACGCACTAGCTTTCATAAACTCAGCATAATTATAGGGAGTATACTCTTTATTTCGCCACACGGGTTTATATTTTTGTCCTTCCATATTGTATAAAGGTATCCCCATATTAATTGCCCAAGCAGTCCTCCAATCATCGTCCCAAAGAAAGGTCTTATATAACCATGCATGATCCATAGCATGAGTGACCTCTTCTCTAGTCAATCCAGTTCGCACCATAGCCTTGGTCATCCTACCATCAAGAGCATCAATCGTATTCAACATTTCACTAACAGTGACATTTGCCTTCAATGCAGCATCAACACACGAATCTATGCCTGACAACCAATATCTTCTATCGCCAATATCCCTGTAAGATTGTAGCGTACCAACCTTTAATGAAAGGAGATACATTGCCCGCATAGCCTCAAAAGCCAGGGGATTGGTGCCCATAGTATCGACCATAAGTCCTAAGTACTTACTAGACCACTTCTTAGGTTCCAACTCAGTGCTATTAACACTAATAGAAACGCGTGCCCAATAATCGGTTTCATGTCGCCAAGGGACTATATGATCACCGTACTTAGTAGACTGCTTAACAAAATATCTATGCAAAAATTGAGGTCCTGGTCTATTAATCTTATTGGAGACTACCACACCACGAGAATCACGAATAGGAGTAACAATTGTCAAAAAAGGGCTAACTCCAGACGAATCCGGGATAAAAATATGCGTTTGGGAAGGTTTAAAAGCAAGGCCCATGGAAGTTTCCATAATTCGTTGATAATCTCCCAGTGGGTATTCTGTAGTACGGTTCCGACAAACAATGTCTAAATATTTAATCTCATGTGCTCTGACTGCATCATCACCATAATTAATTGCACGCATAAAGGATCGTTGAAAATAGTCTGCAGACACAACACCTTCATCCTTTAAAACCCTGTCATAAATCTCTTGACGAACTACCAAATCACTAAGAGTCATATAAATGGTATCAATCCAACTCGTAACAAACAAACCACTAAAAATCTGACCTATAATAAGCCTATACTCATACCCTATCCACTTAACTATCTTAACAGCCATCTCGTGGGACCGTTGAAGGTAAAACGCCCTAGCTACTTTATAATCAATGCTATCATCAGGTCTCATCATTAATAAAGGCAACATGAGTATAATTGAGATAAG